CGGGGATCCCGCGATACTGGAAGCTCAGACGGCCTTCTCTTTCAACCAGAGTAGCGTCAGCATCTAAGAAGCTAACGAGAATCTCAAAGTAGAACTGGCGAGAGCAAACAATGGTTGCGTTCGCGTGGAAGCGTTCTCTCAGTTTACCTAAGGTAGCGTCAATGTTAGCCTTGGTGATGTTGCTCCAAGCAACGCCAGATGCAGCTTGAACGCCAGCATAGGTAGCGACATTATCGCCAAAGAGCTTGGTGTAACCAGACTTATCAAAGTCAGGGGTTCCGGAAGTTCCGTCGCCGCCGAATACTTGATAATCTTCAATCTTAGACAGAGCATCGAACGCTGCGTCGAAGCACTCATCAGCAAAGTCTACCTGAGACGAGTTGATAAGTTCATTAGAAGCAAGCGTTAAGCAAGCATAAGTTTCGCCAACAAGGTTGATCTGGTCAAAGACAAGATCAGCAGGAGTGATGGCAACTGCCTGACCCGGCTTGTAAACAGCAGGACCAGAAACGTATACTGGCTCATCCCATCTATCTCTTTGACCATTACGAACAGTCAAGAGTTGACGGGCTTTGCCGTAGTTAGAACGAAGCTCTAACAGCTCAGGCCAGAACTCTTCACTGTAAAGATCTCCGCCAGCAGCAGCAGTCGTGCCAGTGTTAGCCTTAAACCTAAGATCGAGGATCTTTTGGTCCGATTCTTTCATGGAGTAGTTCTTGCCTTCTAAGATCTGAGTACGAGCTAACGCACCGTAGAACTCAGCGGCTTCTGGGGTAGAGAACTTAGCCTTACCTCTAGCAATCTTCTTCTTATAGATTTCATGCATACGGTTAATGGCTTTGACAGTGACAGCGTCAGACAACTTCTTGGTAGCAGAAGGCTTGATTGATTTGGCCTTAACCTCTTCAACTTCCTCTTCTATATCCATTTCGTTGACTTCATCTACAACAGCGTCATCGAGTTCGACGATCTGCTCAGCGGCTGATTCGAGAACAGCAAGAGCTTCGTCAAGATCGATGGCTTTACCAGAGAACTTGATAGTGACATCTTCATCTCTGAGGAAGGTAAGTATTTTCTTACCGTTGTCCTCAGAACCTACATAACCCAACTCCTTAGCCTTAATAAAAAGGGAAGGGAGGGCTTTCACTATTTGTAATCTTTTCAGTTTCATTTACGTTATTCCTTAAACTAATAATTAACAATATTTCTCAATTGTTATGTTTATTAGCAAAAGGCTGTGCGAGTCAAGTCCCGGCCAAGGGCGTTGCTGTCATCAGGTTTTGCTTAGAACAAGGGGCTATTCCTGTTCTGATCTGGCTTTGAACCAAAGTTCATCGCCTGAAAACTCCTAAGGTAATTATTCACTACCAGAGGAGCATAGGAGTTTCACATGAAGTACATCAATCATGCTACTTATTATAAATCGATATTTATCTCATTTATTCCTTCTTGTATATTTATTTCTCTTTTCAGAATTTCATCTATATCAATTATTTTTGTATCCAGATTCATTTCAAAGGTCTTTGCAAACAAGGCTGATATCTTATCTTGTTTCTCTAATTTCTTAGCAAGTATAGCCAAAGCATCTTTATGAGCAGGCATGAAGACAATAGATGTTTCTAATATTTCTGCTTTTCTTACAATACTATCAACTGGTCCATATTCTTTTATCTCATCTTGAGATGGTCTCGATCTGTTCAATGATTTAAAACCAATAGATACGCCAATAGCTCCTACTTCCTTAGCCATTTCGTAGATTTCTCTGGCTCTTTGGGAGGTCTTGAGGAAGGCTCCTTCTATGTACCATGCTTTTTTCGCGGGAATATATTTAACATTCTTTAAACGAGCAACTGGATCAGACTCGTAATCATGATTGAAATACATCCATTTGTGCTTCTTGAAATAATCCCAATCCAATCCTTCAGCTAAAACAACCTCGTCCTCCATATCAATAGATGACATAGTGCATAGACCAGAGAAAGAACCGTCTGCTTCATCTATGTTCTTAACAACTAAGTCTGAAATGTTAAAGTCTTTTGTGATCTTATGCATTATTTGTTACCCTTTATAATTATTTTACCTAACTCGTAAGCAATGTCTCTATTATTCATATTTTTACCAATAAGATCTTTTACAATCTTTTTAATATCTGCGTCTTCTATTTTCCATATGTCATTTATAATCTGATCTACCTTCTCTTTAGATAGATTTTTCCCTGTAACACCAGCTGTGTTATCATAAATAATATCAGCCGCTTCTTTTAAACCTTTGTAATTATAAAAGCCTGATGGGGATTCTTCGTTTATTTCCTTAGCTATTTCGAGAACAGGTTGAGGTAACGCCTTTGGTTCTTCTGCTTCTATAACGAAGCTCTGCTCTGATTCTAATTTAAAGACATCTCCATCAGGAGTTTTCTCAAAGCCAATATATGCCGCTGCTTCATTTCTGGTTATAACTCCAGAGTTCCATGCGTTCAGAGCATCAGCAGGCGTATGGCGGTCCTCCAGGTCCTCAGGAGCAAAGAACAGGTCTTCGGTGCCTGCGAAGTGGTCGTGCATAAACTGGGTCCACACAGCGGCTTCCTGACGGACCCTTGGCATAATCGTATGCTTGAGATGGAAAAACTCTGCCTCTCTAGCAGAAGCAAGGTTCGCAGAGTTCAATTCAACAAATGATTCTGGGACTCCAGCAGCAGCTAATATAATATTACGAGTCTCTTGTTGGAATTGAATAAGATTTGTATCTTTAGGAGAACCTTGCAACGATAAGATAGCCATCTCGCTGTTGTTCGCAAAGATACCTGGCAAGCCTTTGCTGAAGCTGTTCTTCAAATGGTCCTCAATCATGTTGCCAATATCTTCGCTCTGATCAGGATTATTTACTCCCTTAACATGAATAATGTGTTCAGGGATACCATTGTTCTCCATAAGCGTGTTCATATAACGTTGAGCATAAACATATAGGTCCTGATTTTCAATGATAGAATTAACCCATGTCCTGCCTTTGTAAGGGCTTTGAAGATCGGGCATGAGCATACCGTGTATGATCTTATCTTTAGAATAGAGAACTGGTTGTGATTGTTCTCTGCCGTATAGGTATACAGCTTGAATATAATATGAATCTATTTTGTTTTTACTATTCAGGTATTCAGATATTGAGGTTGGGTTATGAGCTATCTCATCTGGAATAACTCTTGTGAAGTTAGGTTGAAGGTATAGGATTTTATTATCTTCATAGACAAATATAGCGTCTCCCGTTGCTTCTTGCGAGTAGTGATAGATGAGTCTCATTTTATCGCCGTTATAAAGATTATCTTCTCCTGTTGGGTTTTTGAGTAGATCCAGTATAGGGTGATTCTTAACCGGCACAACATCAGGATCATTAATAGTAGCATTAAAAGAGAAGGATGATTTTCTGTTCCGTTTATAAAGATAGATGGGCGTATCTGCTGCTGCTCTAGCGTTGATCATAGCACAGACATCTACCCATCCAGAGAGTCTACTGAGGAGCTGAGAAGCAATGGGGTCTTGGGGCGATCTGTATGATTTACGCTCAGATGAGCGAACTGTTGCCTTCCAGTAATCTTTAGGCATTGACTTAAAATTAAATGATTCATATTTCATATGTTAATCCTGTGCGTACCATGCGGCTTTTTGATTCTGATATTTATGGACATAAAATGATGCATCTCCCTTGTTCTCTAAATGGGATATGATATACCTTAGAGCGTCTATGACGTGATTATCCTTATCAACAGGCTTGTCTACAGGTTTTCCGTACCTATCTTGTGCCCATTCATAAGATAACATTTCCTTTCTTAGGTTTTGACATTTATCGAATATAGTTAGGGCCTTCTGATCTTCTATCGTTTTTACTAATAAATCCTGAACTTGCATAATCCCATTGAACACGGAGTTACTACCTTTTTCTGCTTTTTCAACATTTAACCCTTCTTTGAGTAGCGAGTTAATAAGATCAGGAGCTGATGAGTCAACTATAATATTTTGTAGATTATACTTTTCATGGAAGTTTTTAACAGCTTGGACTTTTATAGATTGTGTTGCTCCCCTTATATAAAACTCGTCTACGCATACATAATTGCCTTGAGCCGTCTTGCCAATAACTATAACAGCGAACGGGTCTGTATAGCCTTCGTCAACGCCAGCATAATAGGTTTTTATCTCTGGCAGATCAGATACATCATTGATTGTTGGATCGTAAAGGTCAAAACATAGGCCATCTCCGCCTACCCATTTACCTAAGTAGTAACGCTCTTTTGCTAAACCTTTTAACTTCGAAATGGACTTAATATAATCTTTTGGCAGGAAGATGTTATCTTCTGTTCGAGTCATTATGACTTCATGATCTTCTGAGGCATGATCAAAAAACTCAAGATAAGCCCAATGTTTAGGAGTGCTTGGGTTTGTAGCCGCGTAGATTTGGTTCCCTAAAGGGTGCTTAGATCTGATACGAGCTTTGACTTGATCAAAATCCTGATAGGACAGTTCTGTAATTTCGTCTATACCTATGCCTGAAGCATTGATTGAGCCAAACTTTTCGTAGTCATCAAGTCCTAAGTATATTATTTCTCCTCCGCCCTTTATTTTAATAGTCTTATCAACCTTGTTATGATAATACGTACCTTTTGGCAAAACAGGCGGGACATCGCCATCTCCTTCTAACAGCGTTTTTAACGTAGATTGCTTTAGAGCAGTAAAGTGTTTACGAACAAGGATCTCTCTTGCTCCTTTGTACAATGCTCTTACTAATAATTTATTACATAAGGATTGGCTCTTGCCAGCTCCTACGCTACCAGAATAGATAAGATAACGCTTAGTCGAAAGAACAAACTTCTTTTGCTTAGGTAATAAAACGCGGTCTATTATCATTCGCAAAACTCCTGAGCATCTTGATCAGGATCTCTGAAGTTAATAGTTATATTTGTATCTTTTGCTTCTTCCTGTTTAGGCTCATGCATCTTCGTTATATCAATCACATGCTTTATAGAATCCATAATAACTTTAGCAGCTTGAACCTTATGTTTGTCTTCTGCGTGTTTGTCTTTTGTGATGTTATTCAATTGCGAGAGAGCTTCAGAATATACTTTAGGATTATCTTTTAGCCAACCCTGAGATATAGAACGACAAAGCATGAGCATATCATCATGGCTCATGTCCTTTGGATCTTTACTGAATATGTCATCTTTTTTCTTACGAGGCATTATTAATCCTTATATCGTAATACCTTTCTTGCACATGTAAACACTCATCTGATCCTCGCTGAAACGACTGACAAGCGATAGGTCTGTTCTCGTAATACTTACATTCTCCATTGTCAAGAAGAAATATACATTTTTGTCTCGTTCTTGATATGTTAGGATTATTCTTGATTGCGTGAAGATATTCCTCTTTTATTTGAAAAGGAAGGCAATCAAGTTCGTACTGTTCGTACCTTGGAACAGAAACATATTCGCAGCACGCATGACATTCTATGCAGCTTTTCTCAAGCATTACTTGAAGGGTTTTGCTACTTTGTTTCTGATTTTTTCAAAGGTTGAAGCAAGTTTGCCAGAAAGCATGATAGCTGTAAAAGAGCCTACTACTATTCCAAATATCGTATGAACAATAAACAATTCCATTATGGTACTCCTGAAATATATGTGTATCTATATTTCGGGGTTTCACTATGAAATCCTTTTTTTGTTGCTTGACAGACGCACTGAATATGGGTAGAATGGGCGAGCCAGTCTGCTGAATGGCTACCCCGCTAAGACTTGACAACCTTATTTCCTTTTGGTTTTCATAGATATTACTCCTTGAAGTAGATCCACCAATCTACAGATAGGAGTCCCTTAGCGGGGAGAAGCGGCGAGCTACAAATGCTCGTCGCTTTTTGTTGGTATATTAACTCTGAAGAACCTACCAGCTATATTCCCATTTAAAAAACGCTCGTCCTCTAAAACATTATATTGA